CATTATATGCACCCGTTATGCCTTGCCCGATACGCTAGCAAAAACCTTGCCAGCAATCACAACAACGCAAACGGCAAGTGATAGCATATCAATTGACGGCTTATTGCTATAATTGGCGCATTTACTAGCATTATCAGCGGAAACATTAGCATTTTTGCGGGTGTTTTAGCGTGTTAACACACGAAATCGGTCATAGGTAGCCCCTCCGGGCGTGGGCACACGGGGGGTATACGTAGTATATATACACAGAAATACACAGATCAGGTAAATTGACTGTTAACCACACTGGTAATTGATATCTGTATATGCACAAGTAATGTGCAACATGCCTAAAAAATAGGCAACTATAGGGGGCATATGGACCATTTAGATGTTTTTTACAAAAAAGATGTTGACAGGGGTTGACATAGTTTGCTATAATTGGTATAACTACACTACACTATAAGTGATACACTAAAGTGTCTATTAATTAAGATTGTTAATAACACCTAAATGCTCACTTAAATGCTCACTTAAACAATCCCTAAATATTCTTTGTTAATAACACTTAAGTGTAACACTATAGTGTACAGTATAGTGTAGTTATTTGTGTTTTTATAAAGAAAGTTCTTGACTTTGGCAAAGAAATCCGTAAAACTATACACAGATAATGTACTTGATGCTTTCTATGAAGCCATACGTACTAATTCATTAGACCGTCTTCATATTCCTCACAGTGACGTATTCTACGTGCGCAGTGCATTGGAGGCTAAGTTTGCCCCACGTACCTTTACACTTAAACAAACAGAAGACTATATGCGTTTAGAGGGGTGGAGTGAAGGAAATGAGTGATGGAACTTTATACCTTTTTTGTGTTCTTCTCCGTGATCGTAATGCCGGATGGGGAACTAAAGTCTTACGCACGTAATGTAGTTGAGTGTCCTACTTTAGAGGTTGTACGTGAGATGCATAGACCTAGAATGGCTAGTGGCGAGATTGTGGACTGGTCAGCTACGTGCCTAACAACAGAACTCCCACTTAGTATACCAGAAGGACTGAAGACGTAACATGGCTATACCTACACGAGTAGCAAATAAGATGAAGGAAGAGGGGCTGTCTGGCGTTAATAAGCCGAAGCGTACTCCAAAGCATCCTACTAAGTCACACTGCGTAATGGCAAAAGAAGGTGACACATATAAATTCATTCGCTTTGGACAGCAAGGCGTACAAGGTGCTGGGAAGAACCCTACATCTGCAAAGGATAAGGCACGTAAGAAATCGTACTACGCACGTCACGATGCGCAGGGGAAACCGACCAGCAAGCTGTCAGCGAAGTATTGGTCACATAAAGTTAAGTGGTAAGGAACTAGACAATGGCTAAAGATAAAGAAAATGAAATGCTTGAAAAACTGCGTCAACGTATTCGTAGGGCAGCAGCTAACAAAAAACCGGGTAAACAAAACACACCTTCAATGCTAGAGGAAATGGGTGGTCGTGCTAAAATAGGTCGTCCTAAAATTAAAGATGCGCTAAAAGGTTCAGCAAATCAATCTAGACCATCTATGATGAGTGGTAAAATGACTGTAGCTGAGATGGAAGCCAAACTTAAAAAGAAAGCTGCAGAGAACAAAGAACTTGCGGCAACTCGCACACGTGCTAGGAAAGCTGCTGCAAATAAAAAACCTACTACGCAAGTAAAACCATCTATTATGAAAGAGATTGAATCTAAAACAGGTAAGGCCACAGGTCAAGGTGTATTTGCATCTTCTGCTGCAAAGAAGAAAGAGCCAGCTAAAAAAACAACAACGGCAAAGAAAGCACCTGCGCCAAAGAAAGCACCACCTGCAGCTAAAAAAGATACTAGCATGACTTTTAAACAGGCATTTGCTGCAGCACGTAAGGCAAATAAAAAAGAGTTTACGTGGAAAGGCAAGAAGTATGCCGCAGTAACTAAAACTGAAGTTAAAAAATCTGGCTCTAAAAATCTTAGAGAATATCTTAACAAAAAATCTGGAAAAGGAAAAAAGTAATGTCAGGTAAAAAGAAAATTGTACGTGACTATTCTGGGATGGATACTTCTGATCTAAAGAAAATGATCCAGAAAGATAGCGGTGCTTCTAAGCAAGCTGCTAAAGCGGCATTTAAAGAGTTAGAGAAGCGTGAAGGCGATATGGGCTACAGTGTAACTTTAATTCTTGGTGGACGTAAACGTGAGCCTGATACAATGGACTTACCTAAATCAAAGCCAACTAAAAAAGAACGTGAGAAGAAAACAGCAATGGCTAGAGGCGGCATGGCATATGGAAAAGAGCATATGTATGTTGCAGGTGGTTCAGTACAAATGAATAAGGGTTTAAAGGCACTGAAAGCTGCAAGCCCAGAAGTTTATAACAAAATCACAGGTAAGTAATATGGCACCTCGTGCGCCTAAAAGACCGGCTGCTAAACCTGCTCCTAAACGTAATTACAAAAAAGAGCAGGCATATGATTCACAGCCGCATGTAAAAAAGAAACGTGCTAATCGTAACTTGGCACGTAGACGTGCTATGAGGGCTGGTCTTGTACAAAAAGGTGATGGCAAGGATGTGCATCACGTAAATGGCAATGCATTGGATAAAAATGGTGCCACTAAAGTCGTGAAGGCATCACAGAATAGATCATATCCTCGTAAACGTAATGCGGGTAAGCGCAACGCACGTGCATAAAATAGAAGCTGACATACGTAAGTGGTCACATGAGTTTCTTGAAGTACCTAATGCAAAACTTAATGGATTACCACCCTGCCCCTACGCAAAGCAAGCGTGGCTAGACAATAAAGTAACATTCAGCATAAATACAGGGGTAGATGGACTAGCTAAAGAAGTAGCACAGTTTGAGTACCATGACTATGATATAGTTGTGTGGGCTAGTGAAATGCTACCAGAGATGCACTACCTAGATGGGTGGTGCGATGGTGTAAATCAGGCCATGTCCATTGCTGGCAAAGACATGCACCTCATGGTATTCCATCCAGACTATGATGCTGAAGAGGCAGGTCTGGACTTTTTAATTGATGAAGATGCAACAGATGACAGCCTAGTGTACTGCATGGTGTTTGTACAGAGGCTATCCACACTAGACGATGCAGCATTGAGTTTGCAGAAGTCTGGATACTATAAGCACTTTCCAGAGGAAGTGTATCAGAGTTTAGTATTAGATAGAAGGGAACTTAGACATGGTAGCTAAGAAAAAAATGCGTGGCGGCGGTATGGCAAAGATGGCTGCTAAAAAGATGCGTGGTGGCGGTGTAGCAGCCAAGAAGATGCGTGGCGGTGGCATGGCTAAGATGGCAGCTAAAAAGAAAATGATGCGTGGCGGGATGGCAAAGAAGAAGTAACATGAAATGGCTAAACAAACTATTGGATCAATTGCATCTGTTTATAAGAAACGCATTACTCGCCCCGGTAGACATAGCAAGAAACCTAATAAGCAATACAAAGTTAAAACCTACTTTGGTTAAGTATTTGGGTTGGGGTTTGCTTAACATGGGCAAGCCCTTTACCCGTATTGGCAATTGGTTTTGGAAGTTGCACCGTAAAGTATTAGACTGGAATAACAAGTGAGCATCACACATTATCCAGAAGTAGTGACGTTTGGTGGTGGAGTAGGCGACTACCCATATTTCCTGCAGGTATCTCGTGGTTTAATTGCCGGACACAAACGTGTATTTAAGTTTGGATACAACGGCGACATTGACGATTCAGAAGAAACTATTTGGGATGTAGGCGGCTTGTATGCTTATCCAGCTAGTGCTGTTACCATGACAGCGACCAGTAGTTCGGGTGCCACAGACGAAGATGTCGAAGTAACCATTCAAGGTGTGGACGCAAGTTACAATGAGTTATCTGAAACAGTAACTTTAAATGCATCGGGGACCGCAACGACCACCGGCAGTTTTTTACGTGTGTATCGTGCCTTTGTGTCTAGCGACACGGTATCTGCTGGTAACATTACAATTGCCAACGGCGGCACAACCTACGCATATGTTTCGGTGGCTGACCAACAAACATTGATGGCCTTGTGGACTGTACCTGCTGGTTATACAGCTTATTTGTTTCAAGTAGACACCACTGCGTTTACGGTACAGAACAATAAAGTTGCCACGATACGTATGCTCACTCGTGAATTTAACGGTGTGTTCCGTACACAAAACAAGTTCGATTTGTTTGAGGGTTCATATCATTTGGATATTACATGCCCACAGCCGATCCCAGAAAAAACAGACATCGAGTTTCGTGCCATTGCAGACAGTTCAAATGCTGACCTACGAGTTGCAGCATCTTTCGATATCATTTACATAGCGAACACAGCCCCATGATACAAACTAAAAATAGAACAGTAGGCGTAGAACTTACTACAAGCAATCAAGACTTGTACACAGTGCCTGCAAATTTTGAAACAAACATTAAATCTATTTACGTAAACAATGCCTCATCTAGCAGTGTTACGTTTAGTCTTGACTGGTATGATAGCCAGAACGCAACGTACTACACGTTAGCTGAAACAGTAACGCTTGTTCCAAATAGTTTGTTACAGATTACAGAAGCTATGTGGCTGTATAAAGCTGACAAGTTCCGTGGTCTTGCTAGTGCAAACAGTGCAGTGACTGTGGTGTTTAACGTAGAAGAAACATTCGTACCCCAGAGGAGTTAAAGGAGATGCCGCTTACAACAAAAGGTTCTAAGATTAAATCTGCTATGACAAAAAAATACGGGGAGAAGAAGGGTGAACAAATCTTCTACGCATCAGCCAACAAAGGAACAATTACAGACGTGGAGAAAAAGCAAAAACTTGCGAAAGGTGGGGCAACTAGAAAAGCTAGCAAATCGAAGGTCACTAAAAAGAAGAGCAAAAGTAGAGTTAATGAAGCTGGCAACTACACTAAGCCAGCCTTAAGAAAAAGATTATTTGAAAAGATTAAAGCTGGCAGTAAGGGTGGTAAACCCGGTCAGTGGTCAGCACGTAAAGCACAGATGCTGGCACGTGAATATAAGGCAGCAGGTGGTGGGTATAAAAACTAATGGAAAAACAAATCATCACGGGTTTAATGGCTATTATGATTGGCCTTGCTGGCTGGAACCTAAAAACAACACACGACTTGAGTATTACTGTTAGCAATATGCAAGTTAGTCATGCTGACAAAGATGCCATTCAAGATATGAAAATGGCTATCCAAAGACTAGAATTGTTATTGTTACAAGACCAATGATTGAGTTTGTACTCACAGTATATCTGGGGGCTACACTAATTGACCAGACACAAAAATTTAAAGATATAGATAGATGCATATACTTTGCTGAAAGATTGTCCCGACAACGATCTGTTCCAGTGGAGGATGGTAAACGATTAAAGATAACTGCAGTATGTAAGCCTCAACCCAAGTAGGAACCAACCAACATGATTGCCGAAACACTTGCAGGCATAGCACTTGTAAAAAGTGCCGTAGACGGAATTAAATCTACCATAAACACTGCTAAAGACATTAGTTCTATAGCTAGTGATATTGATGCATTGCTGCAGGGTCAAAGTCAAGTACAAGCAGAAAGCAATAAAAAAGCAGGCGTTAGACTAGCTGACCAGTTTGGTGTACAGTCTGTTGCTAAAGAAATGATTGATGCTAAACTTGCAGCAGAGCAAGTAGCTGAAGTTCGCAGATTAGTAGACCACAGGTTTGGTTCAGGTACGTGGCAGGCTATTTTAGATGAAAGAGCCAAACGTATCAGGGAAGCAAAAGAAGCAGCCGCAGAAGCTAGACGAGAAGCAATAAAAAAACATAATGAAATGATGGAAACAGTTAAGATTGTAATTGCTGTTGGCGTAGTTTCTGCTATTGCACTTGGATTTTTTATTTTTGTAATAACTGCTTCTGCTATGGCTTACTCATTAATTACTTGACATTTGAATTAAAAACTGGTATAACTTAACCATGACACTTAAAAAACCACAAGCAAGTCTTAAACGCTGGACAGCAGAAGAATGGGGTACTAAAAGTGGAAAGCCATCTACTCAGGGGCCAAAAGCAACGGGCGAAAGATATCTCCCAAAAAAGGCTAGACAAGCGTTATCGCCGCAGGAGTATGCGGCTACAACCCGTGCTAAAAGAGAAGGAACTCGTGCTGGTAAGCAGTTCGTCAGCCAGCCTAAAGCGATACAAAAGAAAACCGCTAAGTTCAGAAGAGGTAGAGCATAATGTGGACAGCACTGATAGGTCCAATAGCTAATATAGCTGGGAGTTGGATGAATGGAAAACTCGAAGAAACGAAAGCTACATCGTCAGTTAAAGTCGCAAAGGCGAAAGCTGAAGCAGCTATCATGGAAAAGAAGGCCACTGGCGAGATTGACTGGGACATTGAAATGGCTCGTAGTTCGGCTTCGTCTTGGAAAGATGAGTGGCTTACCATACTTTTCAGTATTCCGCTAATCCTAGCCTTTGTACCCGGTATGGAAGATGTGGTAGCAAATGGATTCGCAAGACTCAACGAAATGCCTGAATGGTATCAATACTCACTTGGAGTTATCGTTGCGGCTTCTTTTGGAGTTCGTTCGGCAACTAAATTCTTTGGTAAAAGATAAGGAAAAATATTATGATTAGAAATCGCCGCAGAATTATGAGGAATAGGCAAATCCAACTGGCAAAAAAGCAAACTTCTTCAGGTCGTAAAGTTCCTGCAAGACGTAGAACGCCAGTAGCATCAACACGTTCAACTAAACCTATTGTTCCAAATAAACTTGATAGCCAAGCAAATGCTAGAAATGCGTTATTACGTCAGGCAAACAGTCAAAAGAAACCAGCACCTAGTGTAAGACGTAGTAGGCCAGTTATGAAAAACGCACAAAGTAAGTTAGCAAAAACTGGACGTTCACGAAGTCGGCGGCAACAACTGCGACCTCTTAGACCTCGTTAATTATTAGCAAATATATTTGGAAAGAAATAATGGCTGCAGAAAAGATACTTGAATGGAAACTCCTACCAAGATTTATGATGCTCGTAATGACGCTTATGAGTTGGCGTGTAGTCGAGTGGTTCATGTCCTTGTCCGATCCCAGTGCAGCACAGGCTGGTTTAGTATCTGTGGTAACTGGCGCAATGACAGGGGCTTTCGCTGTGTGGATGAACCACGAAGGTAAACACCCCGGACAGTCTAACCATCGTATTTCAGAATCACGTAGTAGCAAATGAAGTATCGTAGAGAAAACTTTATTGAGAAGCTAATAGCCCATGAAGGCTTGAAGCTACAAGTGTATCAGGATACTCTTGGTATTGACACCATTGGTATCGGACGGAACCTAGAAGACCGTGGCATTACAAAG